CAGGAGGGTTGACACACAACCGCGCGACGCGAATAATGCGCGCCACTTGGCTACGTAGCTCAGTTGGTTAGAGCATAGCATTCATAATGCTGGGGTCCGGGGTTCAAGTCCCTGCGTAGCCACCAAACAAAACAAGGGTTTACCGAAAGGTAAGCCCTTTTTTGTGCGCGCTAGTGACTACAGCGTGACTACCTAATGCCTACACCTTCAATAGCAGGATGCTTATGAAACTCCTAAAGCCCATCTTATTCGCAGTTGTTCTTTTCGGAGTTGGAAAACTCCTATTCCCACTATTGCCGCAGCATTACCAACACCGGGTTATCGACTGGTATGGTCGTCTGGGTACGCCCACCTATTCACAATCACCAGACAATTTCTCAGCGCAAGACCAAGCGTCGTTTATCAGCGAGAATCAGGCACGTGGTCATAAGCTGAAATGCTACGGCAATCTTGGCCCGGCAGAACGCATCACAGCTCAAAATGACTACCTATGCTCAGCGTATATCAGCAATGCGTACGACAACATCCCAGCACGACTGGTAACGTTCTTCTTTACTCAAGAGAAGCTGAGCAACGTACGCATCGAATTTGCAGAGGGAAGCTTTGACCAGCTGCAAGACTATCTTTCGAGGAAGCTTGCGGACTTCCCACGCCTTGACCAGATGCCAGGAGCCAATTTCGGAACTGACTCATTTGGGAAGAAGTTAATGGTATGGCGAGTGAGGAATGGCCTGATCACAGCTCAAGCTGAGCACACGTCTGGGCAAAACCCGGTGATTTTGTGGAGCGCCTACAGATAAAGGTCTTTGGAGCGGAGTAGCTCATAGGACTCTATGAGCACTCTGAGCCAAGGGAGATAGCCGTAGTGCAGACTCCAGATGATCCGGTGACAAATGTGCATAGCGCATCGTCATCGTGATGGACGAGTGCCCTAGGATTCGTTGCAGACTCAGGATGTCGCCACCGGCCATCATGTAATGGCTGGCGAAGGTGTGTCGCAGGATGTGGGTCATCTGCCCTGGCGTGTTGAATCCGCATCGTTTGTAGGCGCTTCGAAATGCGGAGCGGCAAGACATGAACAGCCGACCGTTTCCCGGCATTCCCAGCTTTAACGCTAGTTCTTCCACGTCTTTCGGTATCGGCACCGATCTAGACTGTCGGTTCTTGGTTCGGTGAAAGTGAGCCTTGCCCCCGTAGATCGCTGATCGGGCGAGCGTTTCCGCCTCATCCCATCTGGCACCCGTAGCCAAACAAAGTAGCGCGACGGGGTACGTATGGTTGTTGGTGGATCGCTTGCACTCTTCAAGTAGCTGACGGATCTGCGGCAAGGATAGGAATGTCAGCTCTACTTGGTCGGTCTTGATCTGACGGATGCTGCCGAGTGGGTTTTTACCTATCCATGCGCCAAGCCGTAACAGCTCCGAGAACACCGCTGACAGGTAACGCTGTTCATGGTTAACCGTATGCGGCGAGGCGACCTTCAAACGCAGCTGCCGGTAACGAGCCCATGCCAACGCATCGAACTCGGTGGCGAGAGGATCGCCAAGCCTTTCCGCGATTGCCAACGTTCTAGCCAGACGGGTCTTCTCGTCCTTGAGCGTGCAACCATGCAACTGGTGCCAGAGCTTGATCAGATCCGACAGCCGATCATCCAACGGACGCCCGGTTTGTTTCAGGCTCTTAAAGAACTCGGTTTCATAGCGTTGCGCAGCTGCTTTTGTCAGGAAGCCTTTTTTGCGGATTCTCCGCCCTGCCCTTCCATTCTCATAGAAGTCAGCAGTCCAGGTTTTTCCGTCCTTCCTTGCCGTCATACAGCACGCCCCCACCGAACATGACGCTCTTGCAGCAGGTTCTTGATGTGCTTGTACAGATCGCGCTCGCTCATATCCTTTGAGGCGTAATGGTCACGAATGACAGGCCAGCATTCCCATTCTCGCAGCCGGTCAAAAGCCTGCTTAGCGCCCACTCGCTCCCGTGCCAGCAGGCTTACGAAGTTTCCCAGGAAGAGCTCAACGTTCTTGCCGGAGAAGCCCCGGCTGGTCTTGTAGTAGCGCTTGTATTCGGTTTCATCCACCAAGGAATCGACAGGCACATCAACCCGAACATCATCACGAATGAGCGTCCAGATCGGCTCGAAGTAGCCAGGACGAGCGAGCAACTTGAACTGTCCAAGGCCGTAGCGCCAGAGACCGTCCAGATGCCCCGCAAAGGTGGCAAAGGAATCCGTCTCAATGGCCTTGCCGGTCTTTGCGTCGATAGAGCCGCTGGCGAACTGCTGGATGACAGAATGGTGATAGCGAAGCTCTACCCGCCACACGTCCGCTTCAGAGTCGTAGTTATCGGAATCAGTTGGGTCGAACGAATCACGACGACGCCAGACGCTTTCCCAGAAGTCGAGCTTGTCCGTGGCACGTGCCTGTTCGGTCTTGTTGTAGATGCAGAGCTGAACGCCACTGGCTGAGCCAAACATCGACGTTTCGCCCCGCCCGTAAACGCTGGACTTGGTGGCCCAGTGGATTTCATTGATGCCCGAAATATCGCGGTGCGTCCGAGCACGACAATGCAGGCGCGCCACCAGATCCACCGGAGGCTTCCAGCCTTGCAGATCCAAGGCAAGGTGCACCGCACACTGGTTGCGCTCGCGGTTGGTCATTACGGCTGCGGCGTAGTAGTCCATGCGCTCTTGCAGCCGCTCAGGCGACAGCGCATCGATGGCGTGGGGCGATACCTCAATTTTCAGGTGTGGCCCGATGTTCTCCAGCTTGGCGTTGAAGTTCTTGATGAGCAGGATGAAGCCAAGGTCGGCGTTCTGGAGCTTGTACTGGTAGCCAGAGTCCCGCCCTACCCTACCGGAGTGCCAGAACTCCCCGGCGAACTCGACCATAGCGCCCGGTTTTTCAAACAGAGCCATGACCTCGGGGCGGATCAGCCCACGATACAACTGGCGGACCGTATCGACGCCACAACGGAGCAACCGGACGCTCGATAGGTCGACTATCCGAGCGGTACCCGAATCAACAAACAACCGGCTGTGAGAATCTTCCAAGCCAGTCAGGATATCGATTCGTTTGAAGTCCTTATTCGCCATTCCTTTTTCCCCTTTACTCTGGATTACTCTGGTTGCTCACTCGGGTTTATCTGACGTGTTACAGGGACGTCAGCGCGCGAGCACGCCGGCTCGTGCCTCGCCGTGCGTGCAGTGACGCGCTGACGGTCATCACCACAGGAAGCGCCCCTTCTCGTAAGGCACATGGGTGAAGTTGCTGGCCGCTTGCTGCTGGCTAGGCTGGTAAATCGGTGCGGGATTAGGTGGCGGTGGCTGCTGGCTTCGCATGTCCTGAGGCGAGCCACGGTCGGGCTTGGTGTCGTCGAAATAGCCGTTCTCGACCACCGACAGGCAGAAATCGAAGGACACATCCAGGCGCGTGCCTTGCTGGGTGTTGCAGCGACAGCCAATAGCGCCACCATTCACGATGTTGACCTGCATGCGCCCATAGTTGCGGACGATCAGCTCGCGGTCGGTGGTGGCGATGCAGATTGGCTTCGGGAAGCTTTGCGGGGCGGTTAGTCCGTCATACACCGGGGCCGAGCCGGGCAGGTCTTGCACCCGTGGCACGCGCTTGCCCAGGTATTGCTCGACGGTCTGCGGAGCGCCTTGTTGGCCATCCGAGGCCGCAGGCCGGATGAACGCCCCCACTGTGTCGCGGACCTGATCGACCACGCTGCCAGCCGGCGCGCCGGTGGATGCGGGCGCGACCTTCTCGGCGTTGTAACGCTCATAGGCGCGGTAAACGAGGATGCCCGCGCCGAGAATCACGCACAGCGCCAGGATGAACTTGGTCGGCACCTTGGTCTGGAAGTGGTGCTTGGCATTGGTGCTGGTGTAGGCACCGAAGTAGCGCTTATCCAGGCGCAGCGATTTCTTGTCTGCGTCCTTGAAGCTGGTTTTGACCTCGACCTTTTCCACCACCACTTCGGATTCGAAGCGCAGCAGCTGGGCCGACTTGAACACCCGCCAGTAGTGGATATGGCTGTTGCACAGGCGGCGCAGGTGCACATCCAGATAGCGCGGATCCTGCGTGACCAGATGCACTTCGTGGCCCTGGTGACGCATGGTCTCGAAACGGGTGATGTGCTCCGGTGGCCTTGCCCGTGGATCTCTCGCGCCGAACCAGCCCTGGGCCTCGTCCACGACGATGATCGAGTCACCGGGCAGCTCGAACCACTTCTCCGGGTCTTCAAACTCGAACCACTGCGCTTGCAGCTGTTCAGGCTTGAGGCCGTTGATGTTGTGGTAGTAGACCACCCGGCCTTCGGCATGGGCCTTCTGATCCACCTCGCGGATGGTGTTGAGGGTCTTACCGTGGCCGGGCTTGCCGGTGCGGATAACGAGCATGACGCCTCCTTAGGCTTCGATGGAGGTGCCGCCCGGCTTGTGCCAGACCTGCGAGCGACGGCGGTCGGTGGCCTTGTCGATACCGGCGAGCATGAAGCGCGTGGAGATCGCGGCGAAATACAGGTTCACCACCACATCGAACTTGGCCAACCCGAGCATCCCCTGGATCACCGGCCCCACATCGCCCATCAGGCCGAACAGGTAGTCCTGCGCCTGACCAATGATCATGTTGAAGCCGACGTAAGTGACGAAGCCGAAGCCGAGGATGCGCAGCACCATCTTCACCAGCGGGCCGAGGACGATGACCAGCATTTGCACCAGAAAGAGAAACTGCATTTACTGACCTCCTACGGAGCGGCCCACATAGAGCGCCGCCAATACGGTAGCCACAGCCACGAACAAGCCGCTCAGGTCACTGGCGGCCCGGCATAGCGGCTCATAGCTGATTTGGAAGGTGCGCCCACCCTGGCTGCGCAGGCTGAAGCTCTCGGCAGCGGGACAACTGGACGGGAGAAAGCGGGTGCCTTCGTTGATGAAGGACGGCACATCGATGGGACTGCCGCCTTCGCTGAGTTCGAACTGATCGCCTTGGACGGCGCCTTCAATGGCTGACTGCTGTTCTTCGAAATCGGCCTGTTCTTCGGCGTGGCAGCGCAGCTCTTTTTGCTGCTTGAGGATGGCGCACTGGACGGCATCCGCCTCGCAGCTGAGGGACGCATCGCAGGCACCGTCGCCGGTCACCTTCGACTTGTTCTCCTCCTCTTCGTCTTTTTTATCGTTCTGCGACTTGCCTTTGGAGTCCTTGCAATCCGGCCCGGTGCAGGTGGAGGTCTCCGCGCCGGGGGTGCCATCGGCATTGGTGTGGTTATGGGTGACGCTGGTGGTGGTCGTCGTGGAGCAGGCGCCGACGCCCGTGCAGTTGGTGGTCGTGGTTGTGGTGGTGGTTTTGGTGTCCTTGGACCCGTCGCTGTTCTCGGTAACCTCGACGTCTGACTTCACTTCCTTTTCGGTCATCTTCGGCGGCGGGCTGTTCGGCACGCAGACGGACTTGCCGTTGAACTCCCCGAAGTCGCAATCCATCTCACCGGGGTCGGTGTGCTTTTCGGTCGCGGTACAGGAATAGGTGTACTGCTGGCAGTTGCCGGACTCATCCGCGGTCAGGCAGACCTTGTTCGTGCACTTTTCTTCCTTGTCGGTCGAGGGCCTGGTGTCGCTGGGGGCGTCGACATCCCGGTCACCATCGGTACAGGTCACACCATCGCCGAAATAGCGAAAGGTGGCCCAGGCGCCCGCGGGGTCGCCACTGACGAAGCGGTAGGGCTTGCCCTCCAGCTCAGGGTCGGAGTAGCGACAATCCGCGTGGCAGACGGAAGACGGCGGCGGTGTGGTGGCGATGGTACCGAGCAGGATGTCGCCGAGCTTGTGGCGGTGGAAGGTGGCATCGCCGCGAGTGGGAAGGCATTTATCTTCTTCGGGTGGGGTGCATTCGCCTGTTTCGGCGTTGTATTGCGAGCCAGGCGGACAAGACGTGCCATTCGTGACAGCAACACCCTGGCTTGTATAGCCGGGCGCGCGATCAAGAAACCATACACAGTTGAAGTTCTTACCGTTTGGGCTAAGCCGGAGAAATGGCCCAGGCGCAATAGGTGAAGCGGATAAACAAGCTGACGTAGCAGACGAGAATCGACTGCCTTGGCCAGGGCCCAGACTTATTGTCCAGTAATAATCCTGCGCACCAGCGGAAGAATGCCAAACCATCAACGCCAGCACCGCAAATACAAACCTAGCCATATTCACACCCGCCCAAAAAACACGAGGTAAAACGCCAGGGTGGTGAGAATCAGGACGTACAGTTCGTAGCTCATTGGCGTTTCCCTGGAAGAGAAAACCCCGCCGGAGCGGGGTTTGTTTGCTTCGGCACATGCAGTGCGCAAAACCCCGGTTACAGGGCGCGGCGCATGTACTTGAACGCCATCGCGGCGATGATCACGGCGAAGACGGCCCAGCCGATGGTCCCAACGTCGGTGCCCGCGGTGTCGAGGGCTTCGGTGGCTTCGGCCGGGACGGCGGCGTACACGGAACCGGCAGCAGCCGAGAGGGCAACGGCAGCGCCGAGGCCGATTTTCTTGATGAAGTGCTTGTTCAGTTGCATGGGTGATACCTCACTGTTTCAGGGCTTTTTTCAGGACCAGGAAACCGAACACGGTGGCGAACAGAACAATCGCTTCGCCTTGCAGCTCGGAGACTTGGTCCCAGGTCAGTGCAGAGCCGTAGAGGCTTTGCATTTCCTCGACCGTGAGAGCGACCAGCGAGCCGGAGCAGATGGGCGAACCATCGGCGCCTTGCAGCCAGTCACCGTCACAGGCGAGAAAATTCATGCACCGGCCTCGATGAGGTCGGCGGCTTGTTCGAGCGGTTCGCAGTCGGGGCAGACGGCGAAATGGGGCGGCAGGCTGAGATCCGGCAGCAGATCACTTTGCGGCGCAGGCAGCGCCATGAGCTTGCCCATGTCATTGCCGCAGCAGTCGCAAATCACTCGGTCACTGATCAACATGGCCGCCCCCTCCCCTTAGTTGGCTTTGGCCGGCTCCGGCTGAGTGCCGGCAGGCTTAGCGGGTTGCTGGGCGGATTGCTGGGTTGGCTTGTGGGCTTGAGCGGTAGCGGCTTTAACCGGCTCGACGTGCAGGACGATGAACTTGCCGGTGTTCTTGGAGCCGCGTTCGATTTCAGTGGTGACGCGGATCGGCTCCAGTACATCGAGGCCTTCGCAGGCG